TATGAAGCAGGCTTATCAACCCAAATCTTATTAACTACAATAAACGTATTAGTATATTGTCTGTTTGTTTTACGAGATGTCATGATCTTCTGGTCAATGTAGTTACCGAAGTTTCTACTCATCGCAGCTGCTGTCCACTCGTTGTTTTGTGATTTAGAATCGATTGACTGTTGACAAGGAATAGTTCCTGCGCAATCCCAGAAGAACACCAAGTCGAATGGTAATTTACCTTTCTCTTGTTCGTCCATTAAGTCTGCCATGAATTCTGCTACCTTTTCAACCGTACCTACTTTATCAATATCCGCATAGATGAAATGTCCATCGTATGTAACTTCGCCTGTATCTAGGTTTGGTATTTCTTGAAATTCAAATCCCATCATTCTAGCGTGTTCCCAAGAGAACTTCATCTCTGTGATGATTAACACCGGAAGCTTACCTGCTTTTTGTGCTGAGACGATCGCCTCAATACCTAAAGCTGATTTACCTGTATCTGAGTGTCCTCTGATAATTGTTACTTGGCCTTCTGGAATACCTGGTAACCCAGTGGCTTCTGTAAAAGCGTCTGATACTTTGATCCACGTTTGTGGTTTCATACCATCAGTCGTAAGATTTTTAGACTCTTTGAATTTCGATAAATCGAATCCAACTTTGTTTTTGTTTACGGCGCTGTTTGCCGCGCTCTTAATATTTTTCTTAGAGCTTTCTTCTGTTGCCATATGAATGTTTTAATTATTAATCTTCGTCTTCTTCGAATAACTCATCGAACTTAGCAGCTGCAGATTTAACTGGCTGTGGTGCAGATGATGCTGGTTTGTATTCAGCAATCGGTGTACCGCCATCAAATGGAGCTTCTGGTTCAGTTGGTTCAGCTACTTCTACTTCATGAACAGCTTCTACTACTTCTGGAACATCTGCTTCGTCTGTAGGATTCAAATATGTCTTAAGCATATTCTTGATTTCTTCATAAGAATATTTCTTATACACATCTAAGATGTCCTTTTGATTCTCTAAATAGTTTTTAACTGAGTCAGCATTTTCTGCTAAAGGAGAAATGTTACGTTTAGGTGTAACGTTTACTGCGATGTAAGTTACTTCGCGTTTACCGATCTTAATAGAATCATTGTAACCTTCGATTGTTAAGTCAGTACCAGATGCGATATCTGTTACATCACCAAAGTCATCGTCAGCCATGATGCCTAATAATTTCTCATAGGTAGTTTTGTTGAACTCCCATAAGCGAACGCCTGAGCCTTCTTCACCACGAACTAATACATTTGCATAATACTTAGTACGAGGTTTGATCTTGCGAGCTAATTCTTTAGACTCTTCTGTATTCTCAGTGTAAAGTTCTTTTACTAATTGTTCTACTGGATCTTTCTCTCCAAAGTTAGACAAAGAGTAAACGCTTTTCTTGAATACGTTGTACTGATGGAATGGGACTTCTACGAATGGGAAGTCACGGTTTGCTTTACGAGGCACGATTCTCAATACTGACTTGCCTAATTTAGGCTTCCAGAATAATGTTGAGTAATCGATCTTTTCAAAATTGCCTGTGGATTTTGATTGAAGCTTGTTCAATCTCTGCTTGATTAAATCAATGTTGGACATAACTGTTATTTTTAAAATTTGAAAAACGAAATTACAATGTTGAAATTAAACCACCAAATAATTTTATCCACATTAGTTCAAAACAACTATATCATGGATCTTGGTATCTAATTTACGGAATTCACCGCTGCGTGTCAAAAGTATGGAATTTTTATAATCTGGCCAATTAACTTTGAAATTTTTATCTATTACCCCATTATTTAAACTGGCTACTAAAGAATTTAGTGAATTGATCGTGTAAAGAGTATTGGTCTCTTTCCTACGGTGCATTAAGATGGTTGAGGGTAAAAGGTTATTCTTGTTGATATTATCGCTATCAATGTTGTATGTGCAAACGTACTCGTCCCCATCCGCAATTTCTAGGACAAAGACCTTAGAGTATAGGACATTATACTTGGACTTGATGTCCGAGATGGTATAGTCCAACTCATCTTTTTTCGTAAACGTGCAAAATAGCTTGTTCAATTGGTCTTCTGGGATTTGTGATAACTGATCGAATAACATATATAAATATCTGATTATTAGGCTAAAAAATTAATTTGTTCATGTCTTGGTAGTTGCTGCCGTAGTTGCAAGAGGTTGGGTAACCATCCTGCTCTATTATTACTTTTATCTGTTTTAAAAGGTTCTTTCCGTCTTTCTTACTAAAATCTAACAGGAATGAATCGTAGTTGTATAACACCAGCTTTGATTTCTTGTCTGCTAAAAAATTTAGTAATTCATTTAGGACCAAGACGTTACGCTCTGTTTCATAGTTCTGTAGGATATAAGGTAAGATCTGTGTCTTAGTGTCCAATCCTCTGATAGGTCTCTTAGAGATGAAGCTCTCTACAACACCTGTCTTTTTGAATTTGTCCCACTGAGCATTCTTGAACTCCCTTACCTTTTTGAAGAATGGTATAGTATCCACCTCGGCTGCAGCTGCGTCAGTATACAAAAGCTTGAAAGTCAGAGACTTACTCTCCTTGTATTGATCTTCTGACAACTGGTCCGTTCCAAAATAGAACTTACCAATGTGTGTATGGATATCACTCTCTTCAAAATTATATCCGATAATATTCGCTAATATCCGTAAATGATACGAACTGTAGTCAAACTCCACCAACATGTCGTTCCCAGCTATGAATGAACTTCTAGATCCATCATCCTTCTTCATGGCGCTAAAGTTGATCCCGTTGAACGCATCTGACGGTCTACCAGTAGCTGTGTACATGTTGTAGTGAGTGTAGATAATGTCGGATTTAACCGACATTACATCGCATTTTGGCTTATAATGTTGGGTAAAAGCAACATTGTTAAGCTTAATTCCAGATGATTCTATCCTCTGATAAACACTACTAGCCATAGATCCGTAGAGTTTGTAGTGCTTCGGCTTGAACCAAGCAGCATTGAACTTGATAGAATCGATCAGATTCTCCATTTTCTCATAATGCTTGGCCACTGGTATCAGTCTATTCACATTCTCCTTGCATTCGTATCTCTGGTAGAAGAAGCGATGTGCTGCTGTATTATGAGCAGATTCATCTATAATCTCTCCAGAGTGCAGGAATTTGCCTGTTTTAAGACAGAATAAGCCATTATCTCTGTTTAGGAAGTGTCTTAGACGTTTAGCATCTACAGCGTAAATTTGCCCTGCTTTCTCGCGAATTAGGGCTAACGCTGACTCTAGAGGCAGTTTAAAGGTCTCAGTATGGTCTATGCAAAGCATAAAGCCAGCTCGAGATCTAAAAGGTCTAACGTAGATTATGGATGGTGTAGATAGATGAGGGTGACAATTATCATTCATCATGATAATGTCCACGAAGCAATTCGTAAAGTCGTATGTTGAGAACTTAGCTAGTTGCTCCTCCGTTTCAATAATATAATACACTGTCTATAACCTTTGTACAAATATACAAAGATTATTTAGAATATTGTGCAAGATTTATAAAAAACTTTGAAATACCTGGAATCTTTTTTTCTTCTCCGAGTAAAGTTCTTTTGTTGGTGTTGATAATACCGTAGACTGGTTGGTTCATGTTGGACAGATTGTCGAACATAGCACCTGTTATCTTCCATTTGAAAGATGTGAAACTGTATAGGGGGTTTCTTTGGATCGTATTATAATCCTGTTCTTTTATCTCTTTGATAGTTTCGATGCCGCTGTTAACGCGTTTGATTACGTAACGAACAAAGAATCCGTTGCTATAGTCGTCTGCAGTTGGTTGTGCGATATATGTAGCAGGTGTTGAACCTTCTTTATTTATGGGTGTAGTTGGTTTCCTAAGTTCTTGAGCACTCGGACTATAATCACTTCCAGTATAGAATTTACCGTCTGATGTTGCGTAGTAAGGTCCTTTATAATATTCTCCCGTAACGGTATTTATTAATTCCGTTCCGCTGGTATATAAGTTAGAGGTTATTTCTGATTTAGGGTAGTACA